AAGTGAAGCTGCCTTTTGAGCAGCCCCATTTTGTTCTCTCATTCGCCTAAAAGCGAACATTGCCATTAGCTTGATGCACCCTTTAGAGCAACAAAGTTAATAACAATAGCTTCACTAAGGTTTCCAGCAGATACGTTTGAAACTGTGACCGCAAAAGATCCAGCAGCTATCGCATTTGCATTTACCAAATATGAACCAGCAGTTCCAGCAGAACCATGACAAGCTACAACAACATCTGTTGCTGCAATCTTGCTGTTAGTTACTGTGAAAGATACTTCTGTGCCAGCGTCAAGCTGTGCATTGTTCATTGTGATTTGACCTGACTCTGTATTTAGAGTTACACCTGTTGATTTGTTTGTGGCCTGAGTTACAGTTCCACCTGTTGTTGGGCCTACTAAAGACCCAGCAGTTACTTCAAATAATGAAGGCATGATAAAAAATCCTAGTTATAGTAAGGGTTCTCAGTTAATCCTGATTGCTCACGTTCGTTGCACGAACGATCCCTATATTCTTGGTTTCATACACTTTCGACCATGATGCAACTGTTTCCAAAACTGTTCTGTTTGGGTTAACTGTTGATACAGCGTACTTAAGACCTACTGGGTGATAGATGTAGTGGAGATCCACTGCCATTGCTTCCTCAAGAGCAAGAATGTCTCTATCTGTTTGTGTTCTGATCGGAGCTTGCTCCCCAGTTACTACAGCCCCTTGTGTAAAGAAGAATGTACTGTACTCTGTGGAACTTCCACTGCCAGTGGTTGGAATATCGTCAGAAACGATTATTCTTAGACCACCAAATGTCTCTACTACATTAGGGCCATCAAAAGCTCTCACTGTGCTACCACCAGTCGCTGATGTATCAGGTGCGCCAGTATTGTCGTAGATACGATCAATCATATTACGCTCTAACAAGTCACCATAAACATTAGAGTGCATTGCTATTGCTGTAAGCTTGCCACCTTGATCTCCTAGTAAAGACTTTGCCTTTGCAATATGTCTTGGACTTAGAGTTGTTGGGCTATCACCAGATTCTGAATCAATAGTCAAAGCAAATAAAGCTGAGTTGCTATCATTTGCGTTGATAGATCCAAATGCACCAGTTAAGCAA